AAAAAATCTCGTCCAACTCACTATAGGGTTCACACGTATGTTCAATGACCTCAATCATTGTGACCACGTCAAACTTCTCACTAGGTAGTGTCTTATACTTTTCACTGAATGGGTCGTACCCGCTGGCAGGTATGCCCCGGGCGCAAAGGTAATCAACAAAATCTCCGCGACCGCACCCGTAGTCGAGCACTGTCCGGTTGCCTATGTAGTCAGCACGTCCACTGTGATTATCTTCCCTATTACCAGTGCCCCCGACCATATTTGATTGATCAAGGCACCCAGTAAATAATGAACCTGTAGCGTCTACGTAATACGGAATACCCGCCACTTCGCAGGACACGTCCATTTTTTCTCCGGTAATAAAAGATCTCATAGGTCTAAATTACCGTTACTGCAGTACACTGCTCTATCGTAAGGCACGATACTATTTTTTAATGTATCGTGCGTCTCTTGAATCAAAGGTTTCATCAGTGCCGCGGCTATCCAGAACGAACTAGACTGATTACCAACAAAGAAATCGGATCCTTCAATTGCTTCTGCAACTTGTAAACAAGATGGTGTCTTATAATACTCTACATTTCCAACTACCTCGCAAAAATCTTTGTGCTCATCCTCTGTCCCGGTAAACAATGCTCGGTCTCCAAAATGCTTTAGAACTTTTTTCCAAGGAAATTTTTCATTCCTGTACCTGTGGGATCTATTAAAAATTATTCGTCCTTTAGTTGCAGGATCCGCGTTAACTCGTATCCAAGGCTCTTGAATGTTCATGTGCCCATTTCTACGATCTACTAAGTTCACGTATCTAGCTTGTGAATCCATCAAAGAAATGTCGTCCCGGTAGCACTCTCTCCATCCTGTCATGTCAAAATCGATACTTCCGTAAGAACTAAAACCCGTTTCGATACCTTGACTCAAAAGTAAAGGTTTCAAAGAATCGTACTTAAACCCAGACATAGGCAACATACCGGGATCATCGCGGATAATTAACGAAGTACCACCTAGCTTTCTATAGATAGGCAAGAAAGCTATGATGTCACCTATGTGTCCGGTGTGGACAAAGGTTGTTCGCTTACGGAATGGGTCGTTCATTAGTTAGAGATTCACGCATCTGATCGACGCGGGTTCCATCAGCATTCCGCTTAGCGTGGAACAATTTTGATTTTATGCCTGCAAGTGAGTTGTTAGTATTTTGTAATACATCGCTTTCTACAGGGTAATCGGGGTTATATGGGGGAAGTTCTAGGAACTTCTTAATCATATATCCCAGATGATCTTTCGACGCGTAGAACAAATAGCAAGGCTCGCCGACAATCAAGTGTGGCCCGTCTTTCTCCATAGCTTCAGCCTCGTTCTTACTGAATCCGAGATTCGCAACGTCGTAGTCGCTCATCCATCCGCCCCCGGCAGCGTGCAACGCACACCAACGGACGTACCGGGCAGCACGTGCTCCCTTGATGTTCATCTGAATCAAATGCCACATCAACTTGGTCAGCAGCGGACTAATCGTTGCGTGACTCTTGTTCAGCATCGTACACGTCCAACCATTTGCCTCCCATGACGCTTTCCAATGATTGGCACAACCAAACTCATCCCCTTGATTGCTACCGGGGATCGACTCGTAGTAGGCAAAGATCTGCTTCATCCTAGTACGTCTTGAATCCTACGTGAAAGACTGGCAACCCAAGATCCACGTGTGGTTGGTGCCCGGCTTGCTTTGCTCTGAGACAGAATGACACATCTTCTCCGCGGGCACTATCGAATGGTCTGAAGTAGTCGTACGTGTAGTCGGGAACGTCAATCTCCAACGAATCCTTGAACGTCTCCCGGATGTCTTCAAATACCTTGCGGTGAATGAGCATGCAGCCAGTGCCTACCCAATCCACGGGAACTACTGCGTCCTCGTACGCCTTTGCCCGGGGAGCAAGTTTGGGATCCGCGCACATGATAGCGCCTCCCTCCTGCCTTCCAAAGTAAGCGGCACCAACAATCGTCTTGTTTGCTCCGATCAACCTATGGAGGACGTGCCTCTGCAATGGTTGATCGAGGATTGTACGTGCCCCGGCTACCCAGTACCGGAACCATGCGGGTCTACCGATGGACGGTATGATGTCGTCATCCATCATCAGTAACCACTTGGCGTCGGTCTCCAAGAACTTGTGTGTAAGACGATTGCGAGAGTGCTCGATCTTTGCGTCGCCAATCGACATGTCGAACCGGATCTTGTCCCGGCCAAAGTCCAGTGCCATCGCTACGTTCACAGCAGCCGTCACCGGGTTACTCGACTTGTACCAAGGCCACCCAACAAAAATATCTCGTCCTTCAAACTCACACCTGTACGAGGGCAATCCCTCAGTGCTGCGAGTCTCGACTACGGGATTGTGAAAGTCAGGTTCACTTTGGATCGGCTCTTTTGTGAACTCCACTTTAATTTCCTCGCTAGCCTTGGTTGCCCTTGGCTTTCGCGGCTTGATCGTTACCTTCGGCTGCTCAACGGGCTCAGGAGCTACGACTGGCGCTTCTTCGACCGCGGGCTCGATGACTTGCGGGGAGACAACAGATACCGGAGCAACGTCACCGTAACGGTTCTTAGGAGCGACGGGCTTGCCTCCCTGCAACATTGGCAGAGGTTTGCTTGCGAACGGATTCGGCGATGCGAGCGCGTCGGTTGTGACTCGCTCCATCCTTGCGATGAGAGATTCAGCCATAAATTATTGCCCAGCTTCATCAAGACCAAAGTCAATCGCGTCGGAGGTAGACATCTTGAGTCTGTCCGCCATCGACGTGGATTTCCGCGAACTCTCAGGAGTCGGGTTTGCCTTCGGGATCCTCCCCGCGTTCTTTAGACTATTGTTCTCAGCCTGCAATCGCTTCAGCTCAGCCTGCATCTTGGAGATGGAACTCTGTTCCAGTCTCAGTTGCTCGGACAGGACGTGACTAGCAACCGCGGCAGCAGCAACCTCAGACCTCTCCTGTGGCGTCGTCGGCCACAGTGCCGCGTTGAATCGCTTCGACAGTTCGGTGACTGCAGCGTTGTGCTTCTGAATCTCGGCACGTTCCTCGGGACTTGACGTCGGCTTTATCTCCCGGAAGTTTGCCCAAGGAATGTCCTTGATGATCTGATTGGTGTGCTCCTGAATGATCTTGTTCTGCTCGTAGAACTGCTCGACCTTCTGAGTCTCACGCTGACGCAAGAACTCCTCTCGCTTCTCGGCAGTATCTCCAATCTCCTTTTGGCGTCCCTCCTTGAGGTCGATGACATCCACAAGAGACTTCTTGAGCCTTTCGGAATCGGTAAGGTCTAGTTTGTCTAGTGCTTGGGTCTTCCACCACTGCTGACTGATCTTGTCCGGGCCTCCTGCCTTCTCAATAGAACTGATGACGTCGTCAGACGCGCCGTTCTTCTTGAGTATATTGTAAATGTTCTCCTTGGCGGATTGGATGGGCAAGTCGTACTTGCTCTTGAAGTCAGGGTCATTTTCAGTATCAAATATAGCGCGGAACTTCTTTAGCTCCTCGTAATCGGGAGGTGTCTGCGTGGGAGTTTGTTCGACCTGAGACAACTTCTGACGAAGCTCCTCTGCCTCCAGTGCCTGTTTCTTGTACTGAGTAGCCGTCTCCTGCAACTTTTTCCAGTTGCTCTGGTTAGCCTCGGACAGATTCCTTGGCTGCTCAATGGCAGCAATTTCAGGATCAATCTCTGGCTCCGCTGTAACGTCTGGCGTTATAGCTGCAACCTCTGGCTCAGGCTCAGGCGGAAGGTTACGCTCAAACTGACCGGGGTTCCCGGTAATCTCGTCAAAGATAGGATCCGAGGTGTCTCCACCCTTGTCATCCGGTTCACGCGGTGTCTCAGGGATTTGCGGAGGCTCGCCAGCGTAGATCTTCGTTGTGTTCGCCTCAGCCTCATCGAGCATCTTGTCGAGGAAGTCTAAGGTGTTATTGTCAACGCGGTCGGCGTCGAGTGAAGGAGCCCCCATGCGACCACTGGCTGCTGTTGACTCCGGTACTATGTTGTCGTTGTCTTCCATAAATTACATTGCGGTAAAACCGCTGGACGATGCGTCGTCCTGCTTGCGTTCAACAATTGAGAGTTGTTTCAGCGTCTCGATTGCCTTCAAATATCCTTCCTTGAAAGCACCGCTCAGTGCGATGCCGTCAACCGTTGACTTCTCGGTAATCGTAATCACCGGAGCCGTTGAATCCATGTGTGCAAATAAATTTGCCCTATGTTTTAACAGGTAGTCCCTGAATGCCACCGCGTCAGATTGTTCCCAAGACATAATTTATTTTTGTTCTGCGTTTCTAATTCCCCGTTCGATCTCGTTTTCTTTCCTACCTGTCGTAATCACATCACGACCGTAGAAATTGGGTGTTGCTCTGAAACCGGGATTCGGTGCTGGAATTTCATTAGGTTGTGCCCAGACACTCTTGCCCTCAGCGATACGGTGTTTTGCAAAATCAACTGCCTTCGCCCGGATCTCATTCATCAACTTGGGGTTTTGACGATCCTGCTGATCAATAGGAATTGTCTGCAGGTACGTCTGCTCATTCAACGTAGTCGTTGGGATAATCTTGGGGATATCCATCTCCTTCCCGGTCACGTCTTCAGTTCCAAAAGACTGCTCGCCAGTAACTGCGAACCTTGGGTTTGGCGTAAGATCGGGAAGCAATCCCTTGTACCCAAGTGACTTCATTGACCCATCCGCCCGGTAGGACGTTGGGTTGTTGGGATCTAAAGCGATAGGATTAGGATTGGCTCCGCCCATATTATTCTGCAGTTGCTGGTCGTGGAGGTGTAGCTACGTTCTGAACGTGTCCCGCTTGTGAAGGAATATTCATCGACATATCTTCCATCGGTGCTGCCTGTGGCTTGCTTGCCCTAGCATGATGCCCCCCGCCATGATGCGCTGCAGCAGGGACAACCTGTGGCATTGGTACCTTGGCGTGGCCTTGCGTAAGGTGACTGACAGCTTCCTGCAGTCCCTTCTTGAACGGTGCCAGTTGCTGCTTCTTTGCGCCCTTCTGCTCGGCCTGCTGCAAGTGACCTTGGAAGTGCTGCAGTGCTTTTGTGAACGGTGCGACCATCTCGGGAGTCAATCCTCCGGGAGGAGCGTTTTGGATCACTGGGAACAACTTCTGAGCCATCGTCTGAATGTGAACCATGTCGTTATCCCTTGGGGAGATAGGTACTTCCTGACCCGCCAAGATGCTCTGGAGTTCCACAATCTGCTGACGTGTCGCCTCAATTGCCAGTGCCTCGACCTGATCCTTCGGAAGGATGAGTGCGTTAGCCTTAGCCTCACCTACCTTGTACGAGAGATCCATCTTCAGCATCTCGTCTTGATTCACGTTCGGGTTGCCCGAGTACCGCTGAACCACAAGATCAAACAATTGCTGATCGTTAGCCGTCGTATCCGGAAGCAACTCGCTTGCGGGACTATAAGCCATAAGGAGAATATCAGAAGGAGGTACATTCCTTTCCAGCATCTGAAGACACGCATGGATAGCGTCTTCATCCAAGTGCTCGTGAACCTCAAAGGGAACCAAGAACTTAGGAAGATCCATGCCGCTACGGTCAAAGGCATCCACTACCTCGCGACGTGCCCAGATAGCCGAAGGCTCAACACTGCGAACCTGATCCAGCATGCCCTTCAAATCTGCTGCAGCCTTCACGTGCTCAGGGTGACAAATGCCTCGTTGCATCCGCTCAACACCCCTCGTGTACTGCTTGCTCCAGCGCATCAGGATACCCTGACGTAGTTGATTCTCAATCGCTGCGACCCTGTTAACTTCTGAAGCAGTCTGTCTCTGACCCTGCTTCTCTGTCACCGCACCGGGTAGAAACGTGCCAACCTGAATCTCAGCTAGACCACTTACGAACTGATCCAACTTCAGGAAGTCATCCACGTCCGCAGGCATCTGCTGCGGGATCACCTCGTAGCCTTCGGCAACGTAAGCAATAGGATGCATCACCGAAAGAGGTGCCGTATCAGGACGTGCATTTGGCCCGCGCTTCATTAGCAGCAGACCTTTAAGATACGTGTTGTCGATGACCAAGTTACGCGCCTTCTCAATGGCAACGTGTGTGTTGTACAGATCTCGCCCGGCTCCGCGGCTTGACATCAGATTGCCAGCGCCAACCTCGACCGAGAACAAGGCAATTGCCTCGCTCATGTGATTGTAACGATCAAGCTGAGTACAGATCTCGTCGCCCGACTTGTCGTCAAACAAATACCGGGAGATCTTACCATGAGGCTCCCGAACTAAAATCTCCCCGAGCTCGACGTACTTGGCGTCGTTCTCATAGCTTGCTCCGTAGCTACCTTCCCGGATCCAGTCTTCGTACCTACGAGCATCGTCGTCGGCGTCCAATGTCCTGCCAGCAGGGATAGCAGCGTTGATGGAACGAACCAAGTTGTTGATGTGCCACCCAGCCAGTGCCGACATCTCGGGCTTCTCTAAGACAGGCAAGAGTTCGTAAATTTGATACCTACGCTTGCGTCCCACAATAGGTGTTGCGTCTGTGTCCTGCGGCGTTTCGATACTGAAGAACGTGTAATCCTGACGCATGAACTCTGGCTTCCAGTCGCGAAGATCGTCCCACACCCATCCACAGAATCCAAAGCATGTATTCTCGTGAGTCGTTTGAGCTAGAAGATCATCGTGACCTTTCCATCCGCGGATACACTTTGTGATCTCTTCCCGGAATACCTTTGTCTTGTTCTCCGAGTCCGCTGACTCCAAGGGATACTTTGAAAAGGTAAGCGTCGGTGAATTCTCAATCACCTCGCGGAACGGAGGCTGAATCCTTGATACCATCGTCGAGAGGAACCCGGTAGGACGATTGCTCCTCCAATTCTGACCCATCGACTCCAACTTCTTCATGGAGTACGGGGGTTCGTTGTTCAGCTTCTTCTGGATGAGTTGATTCTTGCGATTCCTTTCCACGTTCTGCTGCTTCAACCTGCGGTAAGCACTGTGCGCTTGACGCGCATCCTTGAACGTCCTGCGGACTTGAAGCGTGCGAGGATTGACCGTGTCGTTGGACGAATCGTCGGCACTGACAACGTCGAGATCTAAAATGCGAGGCTTGCTGTGCGGGTCAACAATTCTCGGTGCATGATCCGCGAAGCGATCAGTTACTTTTGGGTCTAGTGGATCGAAGTCGGCCATGTGCTTAGCGTTTTACCCAACAGTGGTCAGGAAGGTTAGAAGTTGAGGACAGTGCGTCCTTCTCGATGAATACCGCGGTACGATTGTCGTGACGAAGCACGTGGCAACCTAAAATTCTTGGTGACGTAACCGTGTCCCGGGCTTGACGAACAGAAGCACACATGCGCTCGGTCGATACCACACAGGAAGAACATCCTCCCTTCCACTGCGCGTTGTTCGGGCAGCGGGCACAGATCCTTGCGCGAGATTCAGCCTCGTCGTCAGACACCAATGCAAACGGTTTGATCGACTGCTGCATGTTCTTAGCCCATGTCTGGATGTCATTCATCAACTGAGACCCAGCAGTAGGGTGATCAACACTCGTGATGCTCACCGTAACCTTGTCCACACCGTGGCAGAAGTGTGGGCTTCGTCCACATAGTTGACTGTTGATGTCACCAGTCACGTCTCCTACCGGGAGACCGTTCTCTGCACGGTACTTTTGCACGACGAGATAGAGATCGTCGAGTGTCGGAGCTTCCAACTTGACGTCACTTTGAAAAAAGTGCCACCCGCCGGGAGGAATCATGCCGTTAATCGGTTTTGCCACAGGGTTCTGAAATAGTTTGTTGTGTAAGACTAAGCAAGTACTATTTTTACTCCGTAAAATCAACGTAATCCAACGTATCCACGATACTTTGCAGCTTTTTTTCCCGAATTCGGCGTTCCGGAGCCTTGTTTTCGACCATTTCAGCCGAAAATCCCGACCTCTGACGCATGAGGTAGACAAGTAATGAGAGAGAATCCAACGCGTCGGGAGATTTACTTCTTGTACGTTTAACAAAGTCCGCCTTCGACTCCACACGAACCAGTCCCTTGCCCTTTTGCTTGTACCTTCTCGACGTTGCCTGCCTGATTAACTCCTCGTGCCTGAACCCCGGGGCGATCTTCAGGTATCCAAACTCAATGTACTTAGCCAGTCCGAACAAAAGTTCAGTCACAACCCCGCTATACAACTCATTAGCCTTCTGCGTGTCGTCTCCAAGCACCCGTGTCTCGGTTGCTGCCCACGAATAGTTCACACCCATGACCTCTTTGCCGAACAAACTACACAAACTGTCGTGGATACCGGATCCGTTACCCGTCCTGTCCACGCACAACCAGTTCGGCCCGATACGCATCTGTTTGCAAAACCTGATAATTGCTGTGGACTGCTCCAGCGTTGCCTTCTTTGGGAACGTGATCTGTGAATCCAACTGCAGCACCGTCTTCGCCTTTGGAAACGACTGGAACTTGCCAGATAGATCGGTAAATCCATCCGACAATCCAAACCTACCGTAGCTGCAGACGACGCTGTCGTTGCCCTCTAGCGCCAAGTCAAATGCTGCCAGCGGCACGACCGGGCCAATGAACCGCACGACCCCGACCGAGTTGTTCATCATCGCTGGCGTCATCACTGCCATTGCCATACCTTCCTCCGGGAACCACCCACGCGCCATCGTGTAGTACTCCGCTGTGTGCCCGCGGTTAGAATAACTCTGGAATCCCTCGAACGTCTGCAGCCCGGCGTACATCACCCGCTTCTCCATGACGTTCTCGCACTTGGACGCGTCGATCCTGAGCACGTGATACCCCTCGCGACTGTCCCACTCGTAGTCGTCCTCGCAGTCCACTGAACCCCATCCGTTCTTTGGCTCGCACCGGACACCGAAATCAGACGTGCGATCCTTCGGGTTCGATGCTGCAAAGATCTTGATGTGCCCGCGGAACATGTCGTCGTCCATCGATGACGCGATGTTGTTGACGCCTTCCCACACTCCGCCCGGGATCTCTTCAGCCTCGTCCAAGATGACGCGGATCCTCGATAGGCGTCCGTACTTGGGGTGCGCCTTGCCGAACCGCGGTGACGGGTGGAATCCGCGCAGCGTGCCCGCGCCCGACTCGCCCCGGGGGATCGCCACAAGGTGAATGCCCTGCTTGCTGTCCTCGTTCGCTTGAATGCTCGTGACCAATGCGTCCCCCTTCGGGAACTCTGGCTTGACTAGCGCGGCCCGGTGAAAGTTCTTGATGTGCGCGTAGATGTTGCGCTCAGCGTGCTCCCGGGTCAGCGAGATCACCTTGATCGCCGTGTAGAACGGATCCCGGAGCCAGTCCAGATAGAACCACGCAGCCGCGTTGAACGACTTGCCCATCGCGCCCGCTCCCTGCACCAGTGTCTTGTCGTACCGGAACAGGCAGCGCCACGTGTCCTGTGCCGACCGGGGACGCCAGTCGTAGACGTCAGCGCCCCACTGGATCGTTGCCGCGGCCTCGAACTGATTCTTGTCGAGTAGGTGCTGGACGAACTGCAATACGATTGCCTTGGCCTTGGGCAGCGTGATGACCGTGTTCTCGGGCTCCTTGGTCGCGTGCTGCAGGATGTACTTGGCCGCGTACAGGATGCCCTTCTCCTCGTCCCGGTCAACCTGCTTACGGATCTCTGTCGCGAGCTTGAGCGCGTGCGAGATGTTACGCGCTGGCGTCGGGGTCTCGCTCATGGGGTATCTCGACCTTGTCGTCGATGCTCAGGACATCCTCGGCGTCCGGGATCAGGACAGCGTCCATGACTCCCTCACCGTCGATCTCCTTGCTGTTGCGGTCGCGCACGGTGAACGTCAGGGACATGTTGGCGTCCTGAGAGATTTTGAGTCGGTCGTCCAGTTCGCCCGCGAGCTTGGCGTCGAGTTGGATGGCTGCGAGTTTATCGTAGACCTCCTCGACACCGTTGGCGCGGTTGATGACCTTGGTCGGCACGATGCCCTCTCCCATCTGCCGCAGGAGCTCGCGCTTCCGGGTGAGAGCCAGCACAGACCGGGACAGCACCTCTTCGCGGATCTCCGCGATGCGGGCGTTGATGTCAGGGCGCTTCGACAGCGTCGAGGCGTACCCGTCGGGGTTCTTAGCCTTCGGGTTGACCTTAGCGTAGGCAGCGGTCGCGCTGTCGCCTTGCTCGGCGATCAGGTGCGCGAACTTCTCGTGGGACGGGTTATTGAGTGCAGGCATGGGTGTGCCGGGAGCGCCCCGGCAGGCGGGTCAGTCTATCAGTTCTGACCGCTAGTCGTGTCCTTGCCAGTCGTGTAATTGCTGTGGCAGATAGGGGCGTTGGGGAAACGTCCGTAGGGATAGATGAATGCACCGTTAGCGTCGAAGTACAACTCGTACCGCTTGCTGTTGTTGTTGTGGTTTAGGAAGACGCCATTAGCCTCGGTGATAGCGTGGCAGACGAAGTTCTCCGGGAGAGGTACAACGGGCTTGCTGGTGGTGACCGTAGCCTGAGTCGTGCCGTGGTTCAGCGTGGACTGGGTGGGATAGGTGTTGCCTGCGATAAAAGACGTGCGTGTTGCCATATGCCGGGATGATGGCGGAATGTGTAAGACGTTGCAAGTAAATTGTCGTTGAATATGCACTGCATACCTGAAACACTGAAGCAGTGAACGCGAGACTCGACTGGTTAAAGAACCCGAAACATGCCGCGCTGCTGCAGGAGTCGAAGGATAAATCGATCCGGTTGTATCAGGAGAGTCAGTTGAAGTACGCAGATAGACGCGAAAAGATTAACCGGAACTACAGGCAGCGTTACCCGGAACGCGTGTCGGAGTTCGCAGCGCGACGACGTGCCCGCCTACGGGGTCAGGCACCCAAACTGAGCCCGGATGACCGCGGGATCATTTCAACGATCAGGGAGACCGCTCAGCGCGTCGAGCGGTGTACTGGGATCCAGTTTGACGTTGACCACGTCATGCCGATTGCATTGGGCGGATTGCACGTCCCCGGCAATATGCGCGTCATGCCTGCGTACTGGAACCGAAAAAAGAACGCCAAACACCCAGAAGAATTTGCACAAATGCTTGATGCGTTGGGAGTTACACTCTAATGACGACTGGACAGGTGCAGCATTATTTATTTTTCTTCATTGTCTGATGTTATGGAATAAGTTGTTGATTTTAAGCGTGTTGACTTTGTAGGACATATCGGGATGTATAATTATTTGCTGTTAGATGGGTTTTTAATCTTGCATTGTAGCAGTGTAATTTGATACACTTAATAAAAAATACTTATATCGGGCAGCAGCGGGATACGAAGACCCTTGGTATAACCTATTGGGAGGTGTGCATGATATGCATGACTTGCATCATTCTTCAGCTATCTACGAAAAGGGGGTGTTTCTATATGGTTTGAAATATCATGCAAGTGATGCAAGTCATGTATCCCCCGGAAACCGCGGATCCCGGCTGCAGTGCGACACTGATACCCTGCGACACTGAAACAGTGCTACAGGGCAACCTCGACGCAGCGATGAGCGCCACAAGAGGTCGGTTAGTCTACAGAGACGAGGATTACGATAGAGACATTGTGAGACAACAGAGACAAAGTGTCTCTATTTCAGAGTAAAGCGGATTCCGGACACAGATCCTTGAACGACAAGGTTGAGCCTCACAGGGTAAAACGCATGGACTTGCATGGACTGCAGGGGATGCAGGGGGAAGACGCTTGACCATCCATGCAGCCGCGAGCCCGCACCAATACAGGCGCTAGGAGCCATCTGCATGGAGTGCATGGAGTATATCTATATATTGTATTTTAATTTTTTTTTTATTTAGAGCTCCGCGCCGTCCACCGCGCACCGCGCTCCGCCCCGCACGTCCCATACCCCTCCATGCACTCCATGCACTCCATGCAGAGACCACTTAACCTTGTAACCCTGAAGCACTTACACACTGCATGGGTGAATTCTGAGCCCGCATGGACTAAAACCCTCCATGCGCTAACAACAAACAATATCAATGTAAAAAGAAAAACTGCTACACTGATTCAGTGCAGCAGTTAAACTTTGACTTAATGTAGACTGGTTACTCGTCTACTTGATCCGGGTCGAACTTTTCGATAAGAAGTTCGATGAGTCGCTGCTTCTCTTGGTAGCAACTCAGCACCCTATCGTGCTTGCTCTTGGATACTTCGAGTTGCTCCTTAGCGAGCGTGAGTTCGTTTGTTAGCTCTTTAAGCCTAGCCCGGTGCTCGATGATTAGCTTGGTGATCTCGGGTGGTATTGTGTCTGACATAGTTATTCGGGTTGATCGAGCCAAGCGGGTTCCGGGCGCGGTTCGATGGGCTTGATGTTCTCCTGCTTGCGGAGCGCCTTGATGTTGTTGACGATCTCCCGGGCGCGTGTGGTGGAGATTCGTACCTGATCGAGACCGTGAGCGTCGGCGATCTTGAGGTTGGATCCGAGTGCTGCCTCGATTTCGAGAGCAATCTCCCGGTATTGTGCGAGGCGGGTGATGCGCTGGCTTTCGACTTTGTTTTCGGCGAGCGTCTCTTTGGCGATGAGTTCGTAGAGTGTCATGGTGGTTACTTTTTTAGTGGTGGTGGTTCTAGGTTGTCCTCTGGGTTGAGTACCTGTGGGTACTCGTCATTCCAGTGAAAAGTGGTGACGCCCCAAGCGTTGGACTCGAAGTGCGCGGCGTGGTGGACGACTGCCTCGTGCTGCCCGAGTATCAGGCAGGCGAGGATGAGGAATACGATGCAGCCGAGAGTCCCGGCTACGAAGAACGCGAGGTTCAGTGACTTGTCTTTCATGGGTGTTGTATGTGTTTGGTTTGGTTTGGTTATTTAGAAACGCAGGTTGGATTCCAAAATTCAGCATTCTGTTTTACAAAATGGCTTCTTGCTATGCGCTTTCCAAAACGCAAAGCCATCCATTTTTCCAATTCATATGGAGTGTCTTCGTAGTGGGTAATCGTTTCTCCGTTCCATCCGGATCCGATTTCGTATTCGCAACGAAACAAGTCTCCGATTCTATCAACGGAAATACTCAATTCAGATGCGTGTGGCAGTTTTGTGTTCATGTGTGTTTGTTGGTTGGTTGTAGTTGACTGTCGAGATGATTGATAACCTAAGCGGAGTTGGTTGTCTACAATTATTTTAAGCCGAAAGAAACGAAGGGTGACTTGAATGCCCACTCGGTCTTGGAATAGGTCTGACGAGAACGGATCCAGCGGGAACCGTACCACTCTTTGTTGACCCGGGACTGGCGCCACACGTAGGTCTGGATGAACCGGGAGAGGTGCGCCTTGAGTTGGTCGGAGGACTTGTTGAACCACCAGCGACGTGCCTCCGGGGAAAGGTTGCGCTCAGCCTCGAAGAATTCGGCGCGGAGTTGTTGCGTGGTCTCAGCGAGTCTGTCCTCGTGGTACGCGGTTTGGAGTGAGTGTTGGAGGCTCAGGAGGTGCTTGAGTTCCGCGACGTAAGTGTAGGTCTTGTTCATTTTAATGTGTTGGTTGGTGTTTGGTGTGTTTGGTGTTGGTTGTTACTGTCTGGAATCAATGTACCCAAGTTGCTTGGGTTTGTAAACAATTATTTTCAATTATTTTTATGCCCCGCGGAACCGCATAAATACTGGCTGCAACCCTGATGCACTGACGCAGTGATTCTTTGTAAGACTACAGCACAACTCCCCATATAGGTAATCAAGTACTAAAACGATTACAATTAGTAGTTGGGTGATCCCAATCGGGTATAATTCGGTGATAATTTTGATTTATAACTCATGAATCATACCCAATCAGGTATAATTTTGATTTATAACTCATGAATCATACCCAATCAGGTATAATGCAGTGAGTAATCAGGTGTCTACGATCATGAACATTTTACAGATGTCTACGATCTGCTACACAATTTGGATATATGTAGCGTGCTCACTACAATGCTTCTTTGTAGCGTGCTCACTACGCTTGTCTGCTATATCGGTATTGCTGACTTATTCTTATTGAATCCAAACCACTAAATACTATTGAATGTGTACTACCAATTGGTAATAAATCGTTTATATTACTTTTGAATAATAAATTTTGTCAGAAATAGTGTATGCTTTTTCCGTGATAGCTGTTAAAAATATGTAGCGGTTTTTTTAACAGATTACTCTGTTAGTTGCCGTATTCCCTCAACCCTGCTTGGCAGAGTTCTTCATGGGCTTTGGCTAATTGGGTTTCTAAGTCGTAGAGCCACTTGGGATCCACAAAGACCTTTCCTTGTTTTAGTTCGGCGTTCTCCTCACGGAGCATTGCGACCTCTTTGGTTGCTTTGCAGAGAGCATTGTACAGTTCTACCGAGTCAGATTGCGTGGTTAGCATGGATTGATTCTTACGAATGGTTTCTTCCCCTCGCAGGATTTGGTTAATCTTGTCTTGGATTCCGTACATATCAGTTGATGTCTTCTGGTTTCACTTCTCGCTTTATAGCGTTGAGCAAATCGCAATGACGCTGACATACATCTCCATCGTCGAAAGACGCTTCCATAGGCCAATCAGCAGTTGTTCCAAGGTTCTCATCCATAAAGTCGATATATTCTCGCATGACTTTACGGAGCCTTGCGACCTCTTTGGTTTTCTCGCTGAGTTCGCGTTCTAGCTGGCGGGAGGTCTCTACTGGCACTACAAAGGCTTTTAAGCCCATGGCCTCGCAAGCCTCATCCGTCCTAGGCGTTGGTGTGGTGTCGGTGGTTGATGTATTCATTTGTATTGAAGCTGACTCAAAAGGTGATTTGGGAAATCAGGGTAAAATCCGAACCGCAATGATTTTTTTTCAAGATGAGGATAAATCTTTCCGTAAATTTGAAGCAAGTCTGCGGCAATGAATTCTTCAACACGACCACCAGAAATGTAATATCGGCGTCCTGACATGAAGTTGTCATAGCATCCTTGTAACAGATGAACAAATTCTGGACTTGCAACTTCGTTTTTGCTGTCGGTGGTTGATGTATTCATGAAGCTCAATAAAAAACCCAAGCTGATTCAATGACAAGAAAAAAAGGTCGGAGGAGGTTCAGGTCGCTAGTCGTTCGGTTTCCGCCTAACTAGTAAACTAGGATTGCTCCCCTACACAGACCCCCTCAATGCCTCCTCCGATTATAAGCGTCCAACCGAGTCTTTTCAGACTCAATCAGAGCAGTGGTTCACCGAAGATCCCCACGAGATTACAAATCCTATGCACTTATGAATATCTGTCAATTATTTGTAAACTCCCTAAACTTCCTATAATTGGCTACCCGGCATGGACTCGAACCATGAATGAGGCTTCCAAAGAGCCTAGTGTTACCAATTACACCACCGGGTATTAGCTTAAAACGGCTCTTCGATCTGCTCGTCGTGGGAAAGGCGGGCCTTGCCAAAGTAGAATTTGTAGACGTTCTTCCCGACGCGGTTGAGGCGCTTACCAATTAGCTCGGGCACCATCTTCTGTTCGAGTAGCTTTCTAAGCATGATGCCGATGCTGCGGGCACCGAACTTCTTGAGTGATTCACCGACTCCCTCAACGACCGCGAGTTGATTGAGTAACTCGGTCGCCATGATCTCGATCTCCTCGATGCCCTCGGCACGTTTGGCGTTGACCCATCGGTCGAGGATCTCGCTGAAAATATACTCCTGACTCTCGACCTGCGCCTGATGCACGAGGTCTTGGTGATGGAACGACCGGACTCCGAACCGCTTGTAGATTGGATCCTCGATCTTGTCCTCTAGCTTTACGTCGAGCACCCACCGAAGGAAGTACGGAAGCTCGCGCTTGATGCGCTCCTCGTTCTGGTAGTTGCTGCCGTAGAAGTGTGGCCTGAATCCCTGCGACAGCTTGAACAGCATGACCTTGTCCCGGATGGTGCCGTCGAGCGTGGGGAGAATTTTAAGCGACTCGCTGTCGATGTTGCAGGTGACCACGACGCGCCCGAGGAACGGTAGCTCGATGGAGTCCCGGAACTTGGGCTGGTAAAGCTGCGAGGGGTTTGCAGCCATCTGCTTGAGGCTTTTGGTGAAGAGTTGCCGGGTGCCGTGATCCCCCTCGGTAGCCGCATCGTCGCAGCGCCACAGGGCGCACTCGGCTCCCTGCTTGTTAAATGACGTCTGCTTGAGCAGGAGAGGCTCCGCGTCCACTGAGCCGCCGACGGCTTCGCCGATGACCCACTTGTTCAGGAACGACTTGCCCGTGTGCGCTTCGCCCGCGATGATCACGACCTGCCCCGGTAGAGGCTTGCAGTCGAGGCAGGATCCGTAGAAGCGCCTGAACCACGAGATGAAGTACTGCCACGCCGGGACACCGTCCTGATGACTGTCGAACGCGTTCATCACGAACTCGTGCAGCCACGGGAACTTGGTCATGTCTAGCGTGTCCGCGGGTTTCATGGCACGCTTGTTGGAGATGTTCAGGTAGCGCTCGCCCCCCCACTCCACGACCTCGTCCGGTGAGAAGAGCACAGGCACTGCTGCAGTGACGCGTCTTGCCGTGTGGAGGTGCATCAGCACGCGCTCGACCTCTGAGATACGTGATCCCCGGGATGGACGGTCGTCGCAGCCTGTGCCCTTGATGTGTAGCTTGGCGTCCTCCTTACCGAGGTAGACGTACGAGTGACCGTTGTGCTTCGTCCAGTAGTGCTTGCCGTCGAACCAGAAGAGGGACGCGGCCTTGCCTGTCTGTTCCGCCTCGAACCGCTCGACGAACTTAGCGCCAAGTATCGACTTCCACGTCTTGAAGTTGGTGCCAGCGCGGTCGCTGAAGCAGACCATGCCGTTCTCGGTGACGATAGCGCCCTCGCGCTGAATGCCGTCGTCGAGCCAGAATAAAGGCTGCTTGTTACCGATCTCGAATGGGCGCGTGAGTCGGTCGGGAAACTGTGCCTGAATCTCTGCAGCGACTACGTCGAGCGGGATGATCGGGGCGTCGCTAGGTGCTACTTTGGAACGCTCGCCAGCGACCATCATGCAGGCTTCCAGTAAAGTCTCCGGGAGGGGAGGGATTGTGTTCTCGCCTAATCGTAGCATGTCCCAAGCGTTGCCGAACTCGAAGTACTGAGATGGCTCGAACGACTTCTTGTCGAATCCGGGAAGTGCGTCGGAGATCCGCACTCGCTTGTTGAGCTCGCGGATGAATTCCTCGGCGACGTCTGGGTTGAGTACGTTGACTGGCTTCTCGAACATCCAGATAAGCCGCACCTTGCCGGGAGTGAATGTGGCGATGACATATGTCGGCAGGTACGCGGTTGACTTGGCGAGGTCATCGATGCGATCCATCGCGGTGTCCGCGTCGTAGTCCGCGACGACACCGTGCATCCACTTTGCCGGGTTATCCTTGGTGATGCGCTGCGCCGGGGTGACTCCCTCGAATGCGGAGATGAATATGCCGCGGGTGTCCGCTAGCCCGCACCACGCCATGTACTCGTCCTTGGTCTTAGGCGGACGGTCGAGCATGAGTCGCGGGTTGTCTGTCTCGTAAAGCAAGGTGTCTGTGGTCTCGGTGACCTCGTGACTGACGACGTTTTGTAGGGTGAACAGTTTCATTCGTAGGGGTTGTGTTTGTAGTGGTGGTTGGGTTAATAGGGCAAGATTATTTGTCTGACAGGCGTCGCTTCTGCTTCCGGGCACGCTTTACGACCTTTCGGACTTTCTTGTAGATCATCCAAAAGAAGACACCGAATCCTATGGCTAGAAGTGAGACGGTAACGTGTCCCAGCATAGGCATGTCGTTGTAGTTCATACGTCGTCGTCGTTGTTCCAGTCGTCTTCGTCCGGTTCGGGTTCTTTGTACGGTTTCATAATTAAAGTAATGGGAACCAACGATAGTCCATGATCCAACTTTCTAATGCATTGCCACTGCCATCTAATCCGCGGTTCAAATATCTATGTAACTTAGCGTTTCCATCTTTTATGCACTTCAATATCTCACTGATTGACGCGAGTCTTATCTGTGACTCGGTCATGTCTTTGAATTTGATATCGAGTACAACTAGGAAAAAGGAATACGGTGTGTATCTTTTTACGTCTTTATCATTAAGCGTGAATGCGTAATCAGGATCGAATCCATATTGGTTAGACGTAAAAAACTTTGTCCGGATTGTTTTAATGTCGGAAGGAACAATTGTAAAAATATCGTGCGCGTATTTGTTAGACGATTTTTCTGGGTTCTTAAAAAAAACAAGATCAGAACTTAAATGACTCGACAAAAAAACCTCTTCCTGTTGTTCACCGTATTTGCACCAAGCATCTTTATTTTGTCTATCTATGTAAGTGTCCATATTTATTTCTTGTAGCACTGCGACAGTGATCCCTCGGCACCTAGAGGCAGTCCCTCTGCCCACTCAGGAGGTGTTGACATGATGTGTGTGATGGCTTCGAGCGCGAGGTCAGCGGTGCCGTCGTCAATTGTCTGGCAGACGACTTCGTCGTGCACGCGCATGATGATCGGGCAGTACAGAGTCTCGTTGAGCTTTGCAATGCGGAGGCAGCAGTCCATGAAAACATCGCGTGCAACCGCTTGTACGAGGTTCTCACAAATTACGCCCCCCCAAAATCCGAGACGCATCATCTGACCCTGTCGGGGGATCATCGCGGTGAGTCCACCGTGATCCACTGACACCTTGCGGTACGTGAGCGTGCGACCGGATGGCAGCGGGAAGTGAGCGTCGGTGTCGTTTGGATCCTGCGCCGTGCTGCGGAGGTTATCTTCGAGGTCGCGCCACAGCTTGGTAATCAATGGATTCTTACTGCGGTACATCTTGACTAGTCGCTCGGCTTCCGCAGGCTCGACGTCCGAGACACTGGCGAACTTCTTAGCGCCCATGCCGTAGCCTAGTCCTAGTGCTAGTTGCTTGATCTGATGCCGTAGCGCCTTGTCTGTGTCCTTGAGTGCTCCATCCTTGCTGTAGAGTCCCCACGCACGCGCCTGAGCCTCGTACAGGTCAGGGATCTCCCGGATGTACTGGAGCATCTTAGTGTCCCCGGCTAGCCAGTGCAGGACACGAGGCTCGATCTGTGCAAGATCGCAAATGACAAAGGTTTTACCCTTCGGTGCGCGTATCATGCTGCGGACGTCAACGCCGAGGATCTCTCCCTTGGGGAGATTCTGCAGGTTAATTCCAGCGTCGCCCGAGTCGCGCCCGGTATGAGCGCCAAAGTATTTTAATGAGTAGGGCATGGTGCCGTCCTCCCGTAGACGGGATCGCATCGCCTGCAGCGTCGCCACGTGCTTGTTAGCGCGTCTGTAGCTTCGTACTGCTTTGATCCACGCATGTTGCAGGTGGAACTCGTCCTCCCACTTCTCTGCTTCGGGATCGTCCTTGGCAAACGAGTTAGGTGCCCAGATCCCTACCTTCTTGCATTCGTCTCGAATTGCTCCCGGGGATAGGATCGCTTCGCGGTCTGCCCACGGGATGTTGATCTTTGCTTCCCAGATCTCGGTCTGGAGTGTGGTGATGGCGCGGTCGATGCCCTCCTTGTCAAGCGGCACTCCTTCCGAACACATAGACCGTGTGAGGTATGATATGTCGCGCTCGAACTTGCTGAACTTGTCCCCGTGCTCCTGATACAATCTCAGGCAGTAGCGGGAGTCATCGATGGCGTACTTGATCACGTCCTGCTGGAAGAAAATATCCATGTCCCCCCATCTCTTGCCCTTCATGTTGTCGCGTACCGTCTTCGACAACTCTACCCCTAGCATCTGCTGGCACGCCTCCTTAAGGCTGCGCGGGTATCCAAGTGCTGCAGCCATGTCCGCGGTGCATACCCACTCCTTGATAACTATGTCCTCGGGCGCGTGACCTAGTTCCTGCATGCGCTCGACGACCATGCTATCAAAGGCTGCGTTGTGTGAAAGCCACGTGACGTCTTCACCGACTATCTGCGACCAATCAAAATCTTTGGGGTGTCCCGCCCATTCGAGTCCGGTGTCAGTGACAACGGAGAGTAGGTACAGATCCGCCTGCGGGTGGCGGAGGTACTGATAGATTCCCTGTACCTTGAGGGAAACTTCGTCCGAGTAGAATGTCTCGGTATCTAAAGCGACGATCATTTAGTTTGTAGTAGTAGAGAAGCCCGCCGCGTGATCACTACGCGTCAGCAAACAGCACCCACGCGGTTCGGAGATCTCCTCCGACTCCTACGCACGGCGAGCTTCAGATTACTTAGAGTCCAGCGATAGCTTGGAAAAACTCTGGATTCTTGTGCTTGCCAGCGAACTGAGCAACGGGGACATACCACGAGTTTTGAGCCGTCTTGCGGATCTCACTGTGGAGGTTGTAGTACCCGGTGAACAGACCACCGCGCAGGAGACCGACTGAGTCGGTGATCAGGCGCTTAGCGAGCGACGTGTAGGCGGAGCTTCCGACCGTGTACATCGCGAGCGCGTAGCTGTGGTTCCCGTCGTTGTACGGGAAGTACTGCATGTTCTCATCGCTGAGGTCATCGGGAGCCGCAACTGCGAGTAGGATGTCTGCCATCTCGACGCAATACTTCTCGTCGCCGTACTGCAGCGATCCGCCGAAGGCGCGTACCTCGTCCATCGTGTTGAACTTCGGAGGCATGTCCTGAGACGTACCAAACTCAACCTTGAGTTGGTAATACTTCTTGAGGCGCAGCGGGGTGACGACGAACGACTCGCCAGTCTTTGCCAGTGGGATCTGCTTCTCGAAGAGGAAGACTCCGGGAGAAAAGTCGTTGCTGAGGTTACCGGACTTCTGCACCAAGTTGATGCGAGGAACCCGGATGTCGGAGGCACTGATGTCACCGTCGATGCCGACCCCTGTAGCAGGAGCTACGGAAAGCGTGTTGCAGGACGATTCAGCGAGTGTGGTGTCCGCCTCGCAGACCTCTGCGGTACGGTTGATCTCGGCAACGGGTGCCGTGGTGGTGCGTGTGCCCTTGGGGGCGAGTGTTAATGTAGCCATAGGACTAGTTTTTTGGTGTTTGGTGTTTTGGTGTTTACTTACGGATGGGCTTCAAGAAATGGATTACTCCCTCTTCTTTCAACGCACCTTTGTCGCGGAGTCTGTCTTCCAGTTGCTGTCGGACGTTGCCCTTCTGCCCCCGGTCGGCTTTCTCTGCGACTATCTTTTCCAGCGTGGGTACACTCACTCGAGTGCACGCGCTGAGAAATTCTTCAAAGGTCATCATGTCGCTGACTGCGGCGAAGCCGAGTAGCGGCGACTCGACGGTACGTGATGTCTTGCGTTCCTGAATCCTGAAGTCTGGTAGTTCAAGACCTTCCTCCAGCGACTGGCGGAGCATCTCCTTCTTCGTAGACTCTGCCCACTCCGCAAGCATATTTGCGAGCTTCAGGATCTTGTTCTTGTCCTCCGCGGATCCCTGTGTCGAGACGTCTTCAGGAACCTCGTACCCGGCTTTCTTAGCCACGAGGAGTGCCTTGCCTGCTAGCGCCCGGCAGGAGCCTTGACGCGCACAGTAGTCGCACACTCCCTCGGTAGGATTGAAGTACTGAGGATCCTGAAATACTGCCGTGCGTGCTTCTTTAGCGCGGGCAATTACTGTTCCCACTCGAAGCCCGAGTCGCGCAAGGTCTCCGCGGGTAAATTCGGCCACAGAGACTTCGTGTCTTCTTGGGAGAACAAAATAAAAGTCGATCCTTTCCACGTTAGGGAACATGCTAAATACGCCGATGGAGTAGGCGATAGCTTGTAAATTGACTTCAGCGTCTTCGACGGCACC